GTGTGGCGTGAAGAGAATGACGAAAATATTACTCCACCACCAACTGATGCCGCAGGCGAGTTGAGAGGTGCAGGAGTTTCAAGTGCAGGGATTAGTGCAGACTTGGCAGGTGCAGGAGCAGGTGAAGACATAGATCCAGGTGCAGACGCAGTAGCACCGGTAGACGGTGGAGAAGCAACACCACCAGACACAGCAACAGGAGACACTGGTACAGGAGATGTGCCACCGGCATAAATACTAATATGATACTACGTGAACTATTTTATTTTGATAAAGAAACTTTAGAGCCTGTTGAAGATAAAGGCTACGATCCAAGTTTTGATGATTCAATCATTTCAAAAGACGATACTCGTAAGACTAGATTATCATTACGCCAAATTAACAAAATCCGTAAAGCATCTGAACTACATAAAGAAGAGCAAGAAAAAGAATTGCACTTTGTTAGACAAATGTATGGCTTGGCCGCAAACGCCGAACAAGCAGTATAGAACTTTACGAGGAATTAAATGTCCACAGCCTTTATAATAGGTAACGGAAAATCAAGATCACCTATTTCATTAGATAGCTTAAAAGAGCACGGTAAGATATATGCCTGTAATGCGGTGTATAGACACTTTACTCCTGACTACTTAATAGCTGTTGATAGCAAGATGATTACTGAAATCAACAGACATAAGTGGCAATGGAACAATGAAGTATGGACTAATCCTAATAAGCTATATGATTCCTTTCTTAAATTTAATTACTTTGTGGAACCTCAGGGTTGGAGTAGCGGACCAACAGCATTATGGTTATCTACGTATGGCGACAAAAAGAATCCACAATCACATCAACACGACACTATCTACATACTAGGCTTTGATTTCAAAGGTACTGACTCTGATAACGTAAAAGGAGAAGGTGGACGTATTAATAACCTGTATGCAGATACAGAAAATTACAAAAAATCTTCAGACCCTGCTACATACCACGGTAACTGGGCCAGACAAACTGGTATAGTGATTCAGAAAAATCCTCAAAAGAGATATATAAGAGTAGTAACAGACAAAGAAGATTATTGTCCTAACAACCTACTGCAACTGACCAACTTTAATCAGGTTACAGTAGCTGAATTCAAGCAAAACTTTAAGATTTTGTAATCTTAATGTAAAACCGGCGTATTTTAGCCGATATCTACGTACTTTTCCCTATTAACCATAAATACAATTGACAGCCTTACCATATCTAAACAATAGGAGAGAAAAAATGGCAAATCAATCTAAATTTGAAGCGATGCTTGAAAAGTTAATCGCTGAAGACAAAGCGGGAGCTGAAGAACTGTTTCACGAAATAGTTGTTGAGAAATCACGCACAATTTACGAAGACTTACTTGAAACTGACACAGCTGAAGTAGAAGTTGATGAAACTGCTAAATCAGATGAAGAAGTAGATGAAGCTTCAAAAGACGAAGATAAAGAAGAAGACAAAGTTGACGAAGCTACTGACGAAGAAGTTGACGAAGCTACTGACGAAGACGAAGCTGTAGATGAAGCTAAGGACGAAGAAGTAGACGAAGCAAAAGACGAAGAAGTAGAAGAAAACTTTGTAGATCAAATTACACCAGAAGGCGAAGATGACATGGGTGGCGATGCCGCTGATGACATGATTGCTGATATCGAAGCTGATGGCGACGAAGAAGGTGGAGAAGATAAAGGTGACGACGAAGACATAGAAGACAGAGTTGTTGACCTTGAAGATGCTCTTGATGATCTTAAAGCTGAATTTGACACTATGATGGGTGACAAAGAAGGTGACGAAGACAAAGGCGAAGATGACATGGGAATGGACATGGACGCTGGAGACGACGAAGGTGATGAAGAGAAGGAAGACGAAGCAATGAATTTTGCTCCTGAATCCGAACTTGAGCAACCAAGTGCATTTGAAAGTGCTGATAAACCAGTACAATCAAGCACAGAGCTAATGAGAGAATATGTTACAAAAGTGTCAGCTAAAATGGGTGACAACGGCGATAACACTAAATCTCCAGTAGCTGGTAAAAACGACATGGGCGGAACTACTGCTAACATTGCCAAAGGTGGTGAAGGTAGTAACAAAGGTACTGCTGGCGGATTAGCTGGTAATACTACTAAAGAAGATAACATGGGGAACGTAAATGTTCCAGGTGGAAAAGCTTCTAAGTCAATGTCGAAAGACTCAAAAGGCCATGGTGCTGAGAAAAAAGGCGCAGGCGAACAAGCGGCTGATGATAAGAGTATCATTGGTAGCTAATAGTTAATTTAAGGAGAACTAGGTGTTAAACTTAAGAGAGAACCTGACATTCGACCAAGCTAAGATGGTCGTTGAGACTACTGAAAACGACAAGGGTGGAAAAGACCTTTTCTTAAAGGGAATTTGTATCCAAGGCGGTGTGAAAAACGCTAACCAGCGAGTTTACCCTGTTACTGAGATCAGTAGGGCTGTCAACACTCTTAACGATCAAATTACGGGAGGATATAGTGTTCTCGGAGAAGTTGATCACCCAGAAGGACTTAATATTAATTTAGACCGTGTAAGCCATATGATCACAGAAATGTGGATGGATGGACCAAACGGTTATGGGAAACTTAAAGTATTACCCACGCCGATGGGACAACTAGTACAAACAATGCTGGAAAGCGGAGTTAAGCTAGGTGTTTCATCACGTGGTTCCGGTAACGTCATGGAAGACGGTAGCGGTCAAGTAAGCGATTATGAGATTATAACAGTCGACGTAGTTGCTCAACCCAGTGCTCCAGGTGCCTACCCGACACCAATATACGAGCATTTATTAAATGCCCGTGGGGGGTACAAGGCAATGGAAATAGCACGAGAACTACAAGGCGACACAAAGGCGCAGAAGTATTTGAAGGAATCTTTGATGAATATCATCAAAGGCCTCCAGTAATAAGGAGAAAATAATGTTGGAAGCACTGAAATCACTTTTTGAAAACAATGCAATTTCTGAAGAAATCAGAGCAGACATCCAAGAAGCATGGGATACGCAAGTTAGTGAAAACAAACTTACTGTCACTGCTGAACTTCGAGAAGAGTTCGCTAAGAAATACGAACATGATAAGGCTACTATGGTTGAAGCAATTGATACTATGGTAACTGAAAAACTTAACGAAGAAATTTCTGAATTTGCTGAAGATAGAAAACAGTTAGCAGAAGCTAGAGCCAAGTATGCTGTAGCTATGCGTGAAAACGCAGGTCTGTTAAAAGGTTTTGTATTTGATCAGCTTAAGAAGGAAGTGGGTGAACTACATGAAGACCAAAAAGTAATGTCAACTAAATTTGGCAAACTTGAGGAATTTGTTGTAGAAGCTCTAGCTAAAGAAATCGCAGAGTTCCACGAAGACAAAAAAGACTTAGCTGAAACCAAGGTAAAACTTGTACGTGAAGCTAAGGCTCACTTAACAAAAGTACGTAAGTCATTTGTTGAGAAAAGTGCAAAGATCGTATCCGAAGGAGTTAGTAAAAAACTTTCGAGTGAAATTACTCAACTTAAAGAAGATATTGATTCAGCACGTAGAAATGATTTTGGTCGCAAGATTTTCGAAACTTTCGCAGGTGAATATGCAAATAGTTACTTGAATGAAAAATCAGAAACATCTAAGCTAATGAAAGTTGTTGCGTTGAAAGACAAAGCAATTGAAGAAGCAAAAGTTGAAGCTGATGAAGTTAAGAAAATAGTCGAGAGTAAAGACTCAGAGATTGCTAAAATCTCAGATGCGGCTAAACGTAAAGAAGTAATGCACGAATTAACTGGACCTTTGAGCAAGGATCAGCGTGAAATTATGGTAGACTTACTGGAAAATGTGGCTACAGACAAACTTAAAGGTTCGTTTGATAAGTACATTCCGGCGGTAATAGACGGTAAAACTCCAGCGAAGAAGAAGGCAAGACTCACAGAGTCAGAGGCAACAGCAATCACAGGCAATAAGAAATCTAACGTTAGTAGCGTAAGCGATGATGCTTCTACAAATAATATTGTAGACATTAGACGACTTGCGGGATTGAAATAAGGAGAAAACAATGTCACAACTACTAGAAAGTCGCTGGCAGGATACCAAAACTGCACTTTTAGAAGGCCTTAACGGCAATAAAAAGGCTGTAATGGCAAGTACTCTAGAAAACACACGCAAGTGGTTAAATGAGACTGCTACAGCTGGTTCTACAAGCGCCGGTAATGTTGCAACTCTAAATAGAGTTATTCTACCAGTAATCAGACGTGTCATGCCAACTGTTATCGCTAATGAATTAGTCGGTGTACAGCCAATGACAGGTCCAGTGGGTCAAATCCACACATTAAGAGTACGTTACGCTGATTCGTCAGATGGTAACGAAGTTGGTGAAGAAGCATTATCACCATTTAAGATCGCGGCGGCTTACTCAGGTAACGCCACTGATGCAACACCTAAAGGATCAGCAACAGCTAGTCTAGAAGGTAGTGCTGGAAAGAGAATGTCTATCCAGATCTTGAAACAAACTGTCGAAGCAAAAACTAGAAAGCTATCAGCTAGATGGACTTTTGAAGCGGCACAAGATGCTCAAGCACAGCAAGGTATTGATATTGAAGCAGAAATTATGGCGGCATTAGCCCAAGAAATTACTGCTGAGATTGATCAAGAAGTATTAGCTTCTTTGAGAAACCTAGCTGGTACGCAAAACCAACAAGCATACGACCAGAACGCTGTAAGCGGTACTGCAACATTCGTAGGTGATGAACACGCGGCTTTGGCTGTGATGATCAACCGTGTTGCAAACAATATCGCACAACGTACACGTCGTGGTGCTGGTAACTATGCTGTGGTTTCACCACACGCATTAACTATACTACAATCTGCTACAACTTCAGCGTTTGCAAGAACAACTGAAGGGACTTTTGAAGCACCAACTAACACTAAGATGGTTGGAACTTTGAATAGTGCTATGAAAGTGTATGTTGACTCATACGCACAAGACACTACAGCAGTACTAGTAGGTTACAAAGGATCATCTGAATCAGACGCACCAGCGTTCTATTGCCCATACATTCCATTAATGAGCAGTGGCGTTGTGTTGGATCCAGGTACTTTTGAGCCAGTAGTTAGCTTTATGACTAGATACGGATATGTTGAGTTAAACAACACAGCATCGTCTCTAGGTAATGCGGCAGACTACTTGGGTACAGTTACTATTGCGAACGTAACATTTAGCTAATATATAATATTAGTCTAAGTACTTAATGTACAGCAACTTTAGAAAGGCCCTCCGGGGCCTTTCTTTTTGACTAAATAATTGTACAACGTTCAGCCGATATAGGCCGGAAGTAAGCAACTATGCCGAAGGAACGCACTTAACTGTAAAAAGGAGAGTGTAATGAACAGATACGATTACCTACTTAAATCATACCGTGAGCAAAAAATGAGAGAACGCAAGGAGAAAATCCTTATGAGAACTCGTTCTGAAGTCAACGTGAATGGAAATGGTACATCTGGATATACTGTTACAACTGGACCAAGTAAAGGTAAAGTTTTAAAGCATATATCGATTAATCATGAAAATAACTAGATTTTGGTAAACCTTCTTATTGACTTTTCATAAGAAGTTTGCTATATTAGTAACATAAGCATTAGTAAACTAATTACTTACTAATTATAGTGCCAGGAAGAGGCTCCTACCAAAAGAGTCGAACTGGACAGTCCAGGGGTGGTACCCAGGCTTGGTAGTAGAAATACGCTGAGTCACATCGCACTAACCCGCGGGGATTGGTTGTACGGTTTAGAAATGGTATTTCGGTCCGTGCTTGTAGGTGTACCCAAGTCCTACCTATTTTGCTTATACTTTCTTTCCCCATTCCAAAAACTTTGATAAATACTTGTGTCTATAGAGCGAGTCGCCATACAGCGGCGGACTTATGCGGAATACCATCCGCGTAGACCTAGAACGTCAAAGGAGAAACAAAATGGGAAGACCAATTAATAAAAAACACATTGGTGATGGAGCAGGTAAAATCCAAGTAACTGCGGTTAAATTCGCGGCAGGTGGAGAAATTACTACTGAGTCACACATTGTGAATCAAAGATCAGGAAGTAAATTTACTGTTACAGACGGAACAAAAAGTGAAGTATGTACACTAGTGAATAAGTCAATCGGTGGATTAGGTGCAAGTGAATTTTGCATTAACGTAACTGATAGTGACGGTGTTACTAAACAGATTACAAAAATGTACAACAGAAAAATGCAACTTGAAGGAACATCTAGACACAAATGGGCTAGATCGGCTACAGGTACAAGTTCAGCAGTTGAAAAAGTTATTTCAGGTGCAACAGCGGCAGATCCATGTGTTATTACAGCAACTGGACACGGCTTCAGCAACGGAGATAAAGTATCTATCCGTGGCGTAGTTGGAATGGTTGAGCTTAACCTTGAAACTGCATACACAGTGGCAAACAAAGCAACTAACACATTTGAATTAGCAGGTGTTGATAGTTCAGGCTTTACTGCATACGGTAGTGCTGGAGTGGCAACTAAAGCGGCGGCTGAAAGCGGCGGCATTGTAGTTGACGCACAAGCATCGTAATTGAATTAATATTGTGGGGACTTGTTCCCCACAATAGTTCAAAGGGATTTTAAATGGCAAAGAATGTAGTAACAGACGGCGATTACAGAATTAAAGTTAAAGATGCGGGTACTATCTTTTTAGATACCGGTACGCAGATTGGTCAAGTTTATATGACCGGTAACCTTGTTGTTAAAGGTTCACAAACAACTGTTGATTCAACTAATTTAGCTGTTACTGATAACATCATCGAAGTTAACTCAGGAGAACAGGGTGCAGGTGTAACACTTGGTACTGCTGGTCTGCAGATTGACAGAGGTAGTTATGTTGATACACAAATTGTTTTTGATGAAAGCGTAAGTTGGAATGATCCAGTTACTAACACAATAAAAACAGGTGCATTTAAACTAAGAGATGCTAACAACAGTAACGTAGGACTTGAAGTTAGAAGTATTGCAACAGGTGGTGGAGACTTATTTTTAATTAATGCTGGAACAGGTGTTATTAGTGTAAGTGGAACTAACCAATACGAAAATCAAGTTACAGATGATGATGACATACCAAATAAAAAATATGTTGACGTACAGGTTGCGGCCCAGGTTGCGGGTGCTGACTTTCAAAAGATTAGAGATGGAAGTGCAAGTTTTACACAGGTAGTTGTATCTGACTTTGAAACTTCTTCACAACCAAGTGTAGCGGCAATTACAGTTGAAGGAAATAATAACGTAAACTTTTATAGTAATAGAACTGAACTACACGACTTACGAATTGATGGAACAACAATTAGTACTACAACTTCTGGAAGTGATTTAAGACTTTCAGCACCAGGTACAGGCTCAGTTGTTATTGATGATCAATTACAAATTTTAACAACACCTAGCCCAGATGACGGTTCAGTAGATCCAGCACAACCAACAGATGGTTTAAAGATTTATGCTAAAACCCAAGGTATAGGTAAAACAGGACTATTTTACGTAAATAGTAGTAACGTTCGAGATGAACTAATAAGCAAAAATAGATCATTGCTTTTAAGTATGATCTTTTAAGGATAGAAAATGGCAATAGCACAAGCGGCAATAGGAAACACAGATACAATAATACTTACGGTACCTGCTTCGACTTCTTATGCAATTACAACTATTATGGTTTGTAATCATGCAGGCTTTAATGCTGGCGGTACTAATGATACTTCATTTGATTTACACTTTGTAAAGAGTGGACAAGCAAAGTCCAACACTAACATGGTTGTAAAAGAAATGCCAGTAGCGGGTGGAGATACGTTTACACTTGATACTGAAAAAGTTATCTTAGAAGCTGGCGACAAAGTAACATTATTAAGTCAAGCACCGTTAAACTTGAGTGTAACTGTAAGTTATTTAGAGGTTTAATAAATGAGGTTTCTTAGAAGACAGTCGACAAATAATAGAGGAATCTACGGGCAAGATGATATCCGTAGAGACATCAACGGTCAAGTAGTACTTGACAGTAAAGACATGATGCTAGTTCCGGTAGGAACAACTGCCGACAAAGTTACAAGTCCTACAAACGGTCACATGAGATACAACACAACAACTAACGTGTTTGAAAATTATCAAGCAGGTAGTTGGGCACCTATTAGAAGATTTGAACCAGCGGCCATTGTTATGCAAAGTTTAGGTAACGGTAATGATACTGAAACTAAATTTGGTCCATTAAATAATAACGATTCATATAACCCTGCTCCGGCGGCGGCACAAAACTTATTGGTATTAGTTGAAAACGTATTTCAACTTCCAACAACTAACTATACACTAGAACAAAACCCAAGCGGTTATGCGGCTGGTTGGTATGTAGTGTTTGGTACAGCAGTACCAACAGGAAAACCAGTAACAGTACTACACAACTTTGACAAATAATGTCTGACAACGGTATATCACACTTAGAATTTAAAAGACAACGCCAAGAGCAAAAGTTAAAACTTGCGGCTGAAAAACGTGCGGCTACAGGCAAAAGAGCTACACTTAAAAAGGGCTTAATGCCTACGTTATACCAAGCAGGTGATAACGATACATCAAAGAAAAAAGAAATCACAACAGGAACATTAACAGCTGGCCGTCCTTGGACATAGTATTCCGATAAATACAGTATAGGAGTACAACATGGCAATAGCTAGAATTTCAGGCCCATTATTAGCGGCCAATCTAAAACGCACATTATCTAATCTTGCGTTTGAAACTGACCTATTATACATTGGTGCTCTAAACGGTAGAATTGGTGTTAGAACTGATAGTCCTAATGCTGAACTTAATGTCAACGGACAAATTAATACTCCTGATGTTTATGCTACAAGATTAACAGGTGGTAACTTAGAATTTAGTACAACAGGTGTTAGAGCTATTACAGGAGATATCATTTTAAATGCTGTTGAAAATATTAAAATTGATAGACTACAAACTACAGGTACACAACGATTAGAACTTAATGATAACGATATAAGAACATATCAAAATAATGATGATATTGTTTTTAATCCTAATCAAAGTGGTAGAACACATTTTCTAAAAGATACAAAAGTTACAGGAAATGCAACAGCAACAGGTAATGTTACTATCCCAGGCAATGTAACAGTTGGTGGTAATTTTGACTTAGGTAATACTGCAACCGACACAGTTGATTTTGACTTTGTAAGATTTACCCAAGATTTAGTTCCAAGAGCAACAACAGATTTATTAAACTTAGGTAGTACAACAAAACGTTGGAATGATATAAATGCCGGTATGGCAGATATCGGCGATATAAACATTGATACCAATGTTATAACTACAAAAACATTTAACAATAACTTTTACATTAGACCATCAGGTACTGGTGCTATTGTTGTTGAGGATTTACGTTTTAGTGCAAATACTTTAACTAGCACAGGATCAAATAATATAGAGATCAAGCCAGGTGGCGGAAGTGTAGGAATTACAGGCACAGGTGCTATGAAAGTTCCAGTTGGTACAGAAGCACAAAGACCAAGTACTGCAACTGATGTACGTTATAACTCAACTACGAATTTCTTTGAATTATTTTCAACTGCTTATACTCCATTAAGAGGTATATGGAGTGAAAACAGACAAACTTATGTACTAGCAAACAACGATAATTCATTTAACTTTGTTACAAATAGTGTTACAAATACTACACTTACTTCCGACGGATTAGTTACAAATAAACTAATTTCACAGAGTAACGTTACTATTGATAATGCAAATATTTCAAGTTCAGCGGCTAACCAGAACATTGTTTTTACAGCAAATGGTACAGGTACAGTTAATATAGGTGACTTAAAAATTAACGGAAATACTATTACAAACACAGGATCAGGAGACATGGTATTTAATACTGTTGGTACTGATTTAGGAGTTGTACAATTCGGCGGAACCGGCGGATTTCAAATACCATCAGGATCTGTTTCTGATAGACCTATTGGACAATTAGGTATGACTAGATATAACACTACACTATCATACTTAGAAACATGGGACGGAACTCAGTGGGCAAACGTATCAGGTGCAGGTGACTCTGTAACTGAAGAATACATGAGTGAATTAGTTAATATCTACACCATAGCATTAGGTTAATATCCAAAAACGATAAATACTATTAGCATAAGGAAGACCATCTGAGGGAGAGAAGCCCAAGGAACCTTGTGTAACAAACTGTGGTTAGCCGGCAATGTAATTTGGCTAGAGGGACAGGATCCCCGTATTAGGAGAAACAAGTGGCTGTAGGTCGTATATCAGGTCCGTTGTTAAAGGCAAATCTTCTGCGTAATGGCGTAGATTTAGCATTTGAAACGAACTTACTTTATCTGGATGTTAATAACAGCAGGATTGGAATCAAAACTGCAACTCCTCAATACGATTTAGATATCAACGGAACAACAAGATCAACAGATTTAATTACTACAGGAACATCATATATAGGTGATGTTAGAGTTAGTGGTAATACAATTACTACAATTTCAAATACATTAAACTTAACAACAGTAGGTTCCGACAAGGTTACAGCATTAAAAACTCTTGATATTGACGATTTAAGATTTGACACAAACGTAATATCAACAACGCAGTCTAACTCAGACATTGATATTCAACCACATGGTTCAGGTAAGGTTAACGTTCAAGGAAATTTAGCAGTTACAGGTAATATAGATATTACAGGTAATTTAGTTGCTGATGGCGACATCACAATTTCAGGTAACGTACAAATAGGTGACGAAGCTACTGATACTATCAGTATTACAGCAGGTATTACATCAGATCTAAAACCAGATGCAACTGGAACATATAATTTAGGTACTCCAGGTAAAAAATGGAATAGTGTACACGCATCAGCGGCTTACATAGACGACCTTGTTATTGACACAAACGTAATACAAAACACAGTTTCAAATGCAGACTTAGAATTACGTACAAACGGATCAGGATATATTATTGTTGATGACTTCTTAATGAAGGCCAACAGATTAGAAACTGCTACAACTGACATGGTGTTTAATCCAGGTAGTGGAACAGTTAACATTGACGGAACAGGATCAGTTAGAATACCAAGTGGTACAACTGCACAAAGACCAAGTGTGCCTGCCGCAGGTATGATACGTTACAACACAACTACTTCAAAGTTTGAAGGATTTGATGGTAACTGGATTGTGCTTACAGGTGTGTATGACTTAGATGCAGACACTTATATTACAGCAGAACTAACTCCAGGTGCAAACGACAACACTATTAGATTTTACTCAAATGGTACTCAAATTGCTAGTGTTACAGAAACAGAATTTAATGTATCTAAATTAAATGTAGACAGCATACAAATTGATGGAAATACTATTAGTACAACCACTGCAGATACGGATTTAAACCTAATTCCTAACGGTACAGGTGGTGTACAGATTGACAACTTTAATATCAGCGGAAGTACTATAAATAACACTAGTAGCGGTGCTACAAGTGTATTGGATCCAGGTACTGGATACTTTAAAATTGAAGGTACAGATGCATTTATAGTTCCAGCTGGTACAGGTGCCCAACGTCATGCAACTCCTGTTTTAGGAATGACACGTTGGAACACAACAGATGGAAGACTAGAAATATATGATGGAACAGTATGGGACACAGTTGCAGGTAGTTCTGGAGCAGTTTCTCAAACAGATGCACAAAACATCGCGTTAGAATTAGTATTGAGTTTAGGATAAGCAATGGCAACGTTTTTTAAAAATAAAATAGTTAAGAATGTAGGACTAGTACCGGTAGAAATTATTACAGTACCTGGTGGATCAAAAGTTACTGCTATTGGTTTAAGTATTGCAAACCTATTAGATGGTAATACAAGAGTTAGTATTACTGTTAAAGACGATACAAGTGTTACTGGATTTTATGTTAAAGATGTTATGATTGCCCCGAATGCCAGTTTACGTGCAATTAACGGTGGAGAGAAATTGGTCTTACCAGCGGCAAATATAGTTTATGTTACAGCAGATCAAAATGATGCTGTTGACGTAATCTTAAGTTATGTGGAGATAGTATAATGAGTTTTAACTATGTAGGAACTGCACCATTACAAGGTGATTCAGGCGAACGTTATTTTTACGCATTACGTAGAGATGATGACGGACAAATGTTTATTCAAAAAGTAGATATTGCATCTCCAACAGACGAAGCACAGATTAACAGACCAGGTGGAACAGATGGTAACTACACAGAATTCCAATCTGGAGAAGATTTCTTTGAAGGAAGAAATCCAAACCACGTACTAGTTTATGATAACTTACTTTATGAACAAATGCGTTGGGACGATAAAAATATTTACTATTATGTAAACGCAGAGGGCGAAATAGTTTTAAGAATTAATACCAAATACGAATATGACAACGGTATATCCGGAGAGCATTTAACATTTGGTGCTAACGCAACAGGATACGCAGGGTAATGGGACAATTTAATCTAGCACGAATAAGATATAACTGGAAAAACGTTTGGTTACCAGGTGCAACATATATCAAAGATGATATTGTTCGCAATGGTGGTAATGTTTATATCTGTATGGTTGGACACGTTTCCGATCAAACAAGTTTTGCAACAGACTTAAATGATAGCCCAGGTAAGTGGTTATTAAATACAGAAGGTTACCAATGGAAAGGTGACTGGGCAACTAATACAAGATATAAAGTTAACGACTTATTCAAATACAATGGTATTGTTTACAGAACACTAGCAGAGTTTCTTTCAACCAATGTAGAAGTAGAAGGTATTTCAGCTGTACTAGGTAGTTTACAACAATACGCAAGAACTACAAACTGGAGAATAGATTGGACACCGTTAACAACTTATCGAGTTGGAGATGTTGTTAAGTATGGTGGCTACCTATACGAATGTGTTGAAGAACATAGTTCATCAACTACGGTTGCAGGTTTAGAACAAAACTCAACTAGTTGGGATATTGTTGTAAGAACAGATGATTGGAAATTAAATTGGTCTGTAAGTACTAGATACAAAAAAGATGACATTGTAAGATACGGAGCAACACTTTATAGATGTAACCTAGGACACACTTCTGCGACAACAACTATATTAGGATTAGAAGATTCTCAATCTAAGTGGGACGTTGTATTAGAAGGAATTCAATACAAAGGTGAATGGCAAAGTAATTTAGATTCATCTGGTGTTAGATATAAAGTTGGCGATATTGTTAAGTATGGTCCAACACAATGGAAATGTAAAACTGCACATACTTCATTAACAGATTTTGATGAAGCAAAGTTTGATATATGGCTTCCGGGTTTAGGATTTGAAGCTGTATGGAATAATGCGGCAACTTACCAACCAGGTGATATTGTAACATATGGTGGATACACTTATGTATCTATGACAAACAATGCAGGAAGTCCTCCAAGTGTTACAGGTGTTTTCTATGAAGGCGAAAGTTTACAAGGATTATATGATTGGGAATTATTAATTACTGGTTATGCAATGAAAGGCGAGTGGGATTTAACCGCTCAATACAAAACAGGTGATGTTGTAAGAAACAAAGGTTTTGTTTATATTGCTGTACAAGACAGTACAAACATACAACCAGATGCATTAGATCCAGAGTCAAGAGGATATTACGATCCAGGTTCAACTAGATCCACAGAAGGATCAATTAGTATGTACTGGCAACTAGTAATTACAGGAACATATTATAGAGGTGAGTGGCTAGCCGCAAGTGCATACGTACTTGGAGATATTGTTTCACACATTGGAACAGCTTATAAATGTATTCAAGCACACGCAGGTGATGATTCGTCGCTTGTTACTCCGGACTTAGATACAACAAACAGCTACTGGATAACATTAGTACAAGGTACACCAGGAAACGTATTACAATACAGAGGTGATTTAAGAACACACAACGGTACAGCTCATAACAGATTACCTATCGGTAGTCCAGGTGATGCACTAAAACAAGTTGCAGGAATACCAGCCTGGGAGGCACTAGGACAAATTAATAAAGTTTATTATGTTGCTACTGGTGGTACAGATGATTCAGGATTTGGACTAGCAAGTAGTTCACCTTTTGCTTCAGTAAAATATGCTACACAATATATTTTACAAGATGAAGCCAGCAGAGCACCAGCTACAATTTTTGTAGCAACAGGACTTTACGAAGAAATTACTCCGATTAATGTTCCGGCAGGTGTTGCTATTGTTGGAGACGAATTAAGAAGTACAACAATCCAACCTCAGATAGGTTACGAAACTAACGATATGTTTAGAGTTAGAAATGGTTGTGGTATTAGAAATATGACCATGCAAGGTATGACTGGTGTACTAGGTGCCGCAGATAACTATGGTGCACAAATTCCTAACACAGGTGCTTACGTGGCACTTGATCCAGGATCAGGACCAGCAGATACAAGTGTATGGATAACAAACAAATCAACTTATGTACAAAACTGTACTACAATAGGTACAGCTTGTATTGGTATGAAAATTGATGGAGCATTACACAACGGTGGTAACAAATCTATTGTTGCTAACGACTTTACGCAAGTTTTAAGTAATGGTATTGGTATGTGGTGTAACGCAGACGGTAAAGCTGAGCTTGTTTCTGTGTTTACTTACTTTAATCATATTGGTTACTATTGTACAGCAGGTGGTAAGATACGTGCTACAAACGGTAACAACTCTTATGGAAAATATGGGTCATTTGCTGAAGGCGAGTTTGCGGCAGAAACACCTATTACTGCAAAATTAAATAACAGATACTACGATGCTGAAGCACCAGTAGTTTATAATAACGCAAACCAAATCTTTGGATTAGGATTTACACACGTTGGTCAACATTATACTGACGCAACATTTACAATTACAGGATCAGGATCAGGTGTTGATGTTGATAATGAATTTATTGAACAACGTAACGGAACTATTTCAGAAATTAGATTAATGGATCCAGGTGATTCAAGTTTACCAGGTGGTAGAGGACATTTAACAGGTGTAAGAAACTCTGCACAAAACGGATCAAATATTGATATTACTATTGCAAACTCTGATGCAGAAACTACTGCAAAAAAATATGTTGGTAGAGATGTATTAACTGTTAATAACATATCAGGAGCAGATGGAAATAGAGTTAACATACCAGCTGATATGCCTTTAACGTATACTGGTGTTTCTTGTACTTCAAATAACCCATTTGCAAATGTAACTGGAATGACATTTACTGCGGTTGTTGACGTTAATGGTGCTGTAACACTTACAGTAACTAACGGTGGTGACAGTCATAGAGCAGGTGATACACTTACAATAGCTGACAACCAACTTGGATCGTTCGGTGGAGCCGCACTAACTTGTACAGTTAGTACTATTGGCAAAGGTATGCGTATTTTTGTTGAAGAAGGTTTAGGTGTAGGACAGTATGCAATGATTGATGAATACTTCCCAGGCATTAAAAAAATGAATATTCTTAGAGAGTCAGACGGACTACGTGGTTGGGACCATATTGTTCCGGGTTGGCCAATTGAAACAAGTTTAGACGGTTCAACAACTTATAGAATTGAACCAAGAATTGATGTAGCAGATCCACTTTATACAGCTTCATCTAATGGTACAAATATTACAGACCAGTGGCAACCAGTTAGTTGCGGAATAGGATCAACTATGGTTGTGTTCCCTAAAACAAATGCTACTAAGGCACTTTACAGTGATGCAGGAGGATCAAGTTGGTCTCCTTGTACAGTTGATGCAGACTTTGTAAGACCAACCTGTGTTGTAAAATGTAAAGGTAAATTAAAATATTTTATTGCATTAGGTAACGGAAACAAAGCTAACTTATCAACAGCAGGTACAGCCTGGGGTTCAAGTGCTTACAGTATTACTCAACGTAGTTGGGTTGATATTGCAGAAGGACCATTTGGTGCAACTTCACATACGGTAATTGCTGTTGCAGACGATTCAGATGAAATTGCAATTAGTACAACAGATGGTACAAGTTGGACTTATAATAGTTCAGGTATGGGAACAGGATTAAAACATATTAGATACGGTAACGGTAAATGGATGGCTGTTAAAGCTGACGGTACTGCTTTTGAAAGTACTGACAATGGTACAACTTGGTCATCAACAACTAGAGTTGCTCCAACAACATACAACGTAACAGACTTTGCATATGGTAATGGAATATTTGTAGCGGCAGTAAAACCAAACGGAACTGCTTCATTTCCATTTAACCCAGCAACACCAAGTACAATGATTAGTGATGCAACATCAACTACAACTGCAACATTTGGTTTACCTTCAACATTCTATGTTAGCTTTACAAATTATGCAGAAGGACCTAACAATGCATCTTGGAGAGCAGTTACTAAATCAAATATTGTTAATGAAAATGAATGGGGATTAGATTACAGCGACGGATTATTTATGGCTGTTGATACAGCAGGTAATGTTAGAACAAGTAATGGTGGAGATACTTGGAATGTTAAATCACAGATTACTCCTCCAGTAAGTACGTTCCTTCCAAGAGTAAGTCCAATGACTGGCGGCGATGGTCCTAGATTCTTAGTACAAGATATTGGATCAACTGATAAACTTAACTCAATCAAATATGGTGCTAAAGCTCAAATAAGAGCAACTACAGACACAGGAAGAATTACACAGTTTGTAATGCACGAGTCAGGAAGTGGATATGATTCAGCAAGTCCTCCTGTAGTTGAAGTTATTGATACACAAAAAACTCAAGAAGCTACAAGACAAGTTAGAATTAAAGATCAAGCACTTGGACAACCTGTATTTAAAAATAGAGGAGCGGCTTATACTAAATTTAATGCTGTAACAATTACTGGTGACGGATATACAGACAAATATCAAACTGGCGGAGACTTAATAGTTGACGATTTAACATTGTTACCTAGTCCAGGAGATAACTTAAGATTCCCAAGTATCACAGACGTAATTTATAAAGTTGGAACAGCTACAACAATTTCAGGTGTTTCTCCAAACATTAGAGCAAAAATAAGTATTGCTCCAACAATGGGTATTCAAGAATCACCAGAACATGACGAGCAAGTTACTATTAGACAAAATTACAGTCAGGTTAGATTAACAGGACATGACTTCCTAGACATTGGTACTGGTAATACAATTACTACCAACTATCCACAACTGTATACAGAAGGATATGGATCAGTAAACGATCCACAGCAACCACAAGAAACACAAGAGTTTAACGGAGGTAGAGTATTCTACGCATCAACTGACCAAGATGGTAACTTTAGAGTTGGTGAACTATTTAAAGTTGAGCAAAGTACAGGTATTGTTACAATTAATGCTTCACAGTTTGATCTAGCAGGACTAGACGAATTAAGATTGGGAGCGTTTATACTTGGTGGAACAAACGCTGTAATTAAAGAATTTTCTAAGGAACAAACATTTGTTGCTAATAGTAATCAAATTGTTCCAACACAGAAAGCTGTAGCGGCATATATTCAAAGTAGAATATCAGGTGGTGGATCAAACGTTGCCGCAAACGCACTAACGGCTGGAACTTGTAAATTTAGCGATATTAACCACTTATCAAACACTGGTGGATTGCCAATTAACATTCCAGTTACTATGCACTCTAATAAAATGCCAAACGGAATGATGGTTGCACAGGCATTTAACAATATGAATAATGATACAATGGCTATGATGGAGTTTGCAGATGATTTTGAAGGGTCAGATGGCTATTATAATGACGGTGGTAACGGATACGGTGGGACACCATAATGATAAATATATACAATAAGGAATTAAGAAACAATGGCTGAGTTTAAACTAGGTAGAATTAGATTTGTATGGAAGGGCGCCTGGGCGGCGGCCACTACATATTATAAAGACGATATCATCAGACACGGTGGTAGAACATACTATTGTGCAGTTGGTCATACAGCTTCAACATTGTTTACTACCGACGAAGCCGGCAAATGGAACTTATTCAGTGACGGCCAATCATGGCAGGGTGACTGGGTAGCAGGTACTTACTACAAACAGAATGATATTGTTAAGTATGGTGGTTACGTTTATGTTGCTAACACGGCTCACACAGCTGAAGTCGATGGAGCAACTAACGGTAAGCTAGAAACAGATCAAGCTAAATGGGATTTATTTGCAGAAGGCTTTGATTGGAAAAATCTGTGGACAGTTGCATCAATATATAAAGTTAACGATTTAGTTAAGTACGGTTCAACAGTTTATCTTTGTACAACAGCTCATACATCTTCAAGCAGTTTTTCATCAGACGCAGATGGACTCGAAGCAGATCAAAGCAAATGGGATATCTTTGCAACAGGATTTGATTGGAAGGCTGATTGGGCACCGGTTACAAAATATAGAAAAGGTGATACAGCAAGATATGGTGGACAACTTTATGTTTGTAATGAAGGACACTTATCATCAGCAACAGTAACTTTAGGTTTAGAAGCCGATCAAACTAAATGGGATTACGCACACAAAGGTATTGATTATAAATCAGTACACACAACAGCAACAAGATATAAAGTTAATGATGTTGTTAAGTATGGCGGCGGTTTATGGATTGCAACAAGACATCATACATCAGGTGGAACAGATTTAGCAACAGACAATGCAGTAACAGGAGTTGCGGCAACAGTAGGAAGTATATCAGCGGCAGACTCGGACAGAACAGCAGGTACATATAACGATATAACCGGAGCAAGTGCAGGGTCAGGTACAGGACAATCATTTAACATTACCATTGATGTTTCAGGTAACGCGGCAGTTACTATTGTACATGGTGGATCAGGACATAGTGCAACAGATGTTATTACAGTAAACCCAGGTTTCATTGGTGGAACTGGTACAGCAATTACATTTACGATTGCAACAATAACACAAACAACAAACTGGACACAATTTGTTCCAGGATTAGAATTCGAAGACAGTTGGAATAGTACAACTGCTTATCAACCAGGTGACTTTGTAACATACGGTGGTTACTCTTATATTGCAAAAGCAAATCATACAGGTATTACTCCTTATGGTAACGCAGGTACTTGGGATTTATTTACAACAGGATTTAGTTTAAAAGGTGACTATACAACTGCTACAGCGGCAGTCAACGGCACAACTTCAAGTTCAACTGCACTAGTACTTGACACAAACGTTGGAACTATTGTTCAAGGAATGGTAGTAACTGGAACAGGTATTACCGGAACAGTTACAGTAGCAACAGTTACAGATCAAAATAATTTAGTATTAAGTTCAGCACAAAGTTTAACTAACGATGTTGCTTTATCTTTCAACACAGTCTACAAAGCAGGCGACGTTGTTAGAGTTGGTGGTTACACTTATCTTGCTATTGCAGATACAACAGGTAACAGACCACCAAATTTAAGCTACTGGGAAAAACTTAACGAAGGTATTAACTGGAGAGACAGTTGGGCTAACGCAACCTACTATGACGTAGGTGATGCTGTTAGAGGTATTAACAATGTTAACTCATATATTTGTGTTACTGCACATACATCAGATCAAGTTTCTGTACAAAACAGACCAGATCAAGATGTAGATGGTAGCGAATGGAAATTATTATCAGGTGGAGCTGAATCAGGCAACTTAACAACTGCTGGTGATTTAGTTTACTACGGCGGATCAGGTCCAACTAGATTACCGGTTGGGGTTGAAGGACAAGTACTTAAAGTTAACGATTCTGCAAATGCTCCTGAATGGAGTTACTTTGGACAGATTGATCAAGTTTACTATGTAGGTAAAGGCGGTAAAGATAAAGCGGCACCAACATATGGTGTTACTATTGACAAACCTTGGAAAACAATTAGACACGCACTACGTGAAATTAGATTTGGTCCTAGAAATCCAATCGTAGCAGATATATTAACTAGAAATAAACAGTTTATACAAGTTGAAGCAGGTAAAGAATATCCAGCTTACCAAATTGCAAACGCAGGTGGTAGTGGTATTTGGAATAGCTTCAGTTTTGACAATGCAAAATGTCAAAGAGACACAGGATTAATTGTTGATGCAATTATTTGGGATCTAAGACATGGTGGTAACGAACGCACTAGAGAAATGGCACAGTCATACTTTAGTACAGCCGGTGCTAGTTATGTTGCAGGACAAGAAGCAAATACAGTAGAAGTTATTAACTACGCAAACACAATGATGCAAAGAATTATACAGAACTTGACAGTTACAACTAACTATCAAGCATTAAACTCTGCGTCAAATGTAGTTTTACAATATACTTCATCGTCAATTCCAGAGTCTGGAAATACTACAATAGTTACAGCATTAATTGAAACTATTACAGAAGTTATTACAGCAGGTAATTTAACAGGATTAAACAAAAAGGTAAAACCAAACACAACATTGTTTGTTAAAACAGGACAGTACACAGAAGTATGTCCAATGGTTGTACCGGCAGATTGTGCTGTAGTTGGAGACGAATTACGTTCAACAGAAATTAGTATATACCCAACAGGTACTACGTTAGCCAATGATGCTACACTTACACTAGCTTCAATGGTAAGATTAAAAGCTATAATGAGTGACCTAATTCTAAATAATGCAATTACAAAAACACCAGCAGGTGCAATGGTTAAAGTTGACACGTTTGGTGCCGCAGATGCAAGTAGAACAGCAGGAACTTACAACGGTGTTGCAGGTGCAAGTGCAGGTTCAGGTACAGTAGGAACATTTAACATTACTGTTGGCGCTGGCGGAACTGTTACAACTGTAGACATAGTTACAGGTGGATCAGGACACGTAGTTAATGATACAATTACAGTTGCTGACTCAGTACTAGGTAATGGAGGCGGTGCAAACTTTACATTTGACGTTTCAGAAATTGCCGCAGGTAATATAAAAACACAAAACACAGGAAATCCGGCAGGTGATGCTACATCAGTTACAACTACAACTAATTTAATTGATGACATTAGTGCTAAAATTGACTTTGGTGTAAACGGTGTAGGTACAGATGTTGTTGTAACAGGACAGACTACAACAAATGCTAGAGCAGGTGATGTTTATGCTAGAGGAAGAATTTATGCTAACCTAGAATACTTAATGTATGAAGGTCAAGAATATATTAAAGCAAACAATACAAAAATGTACATGGAGAAAGAAGCAATTTATGGTTCAACTCATGATGCAAAATGTAGAGATGATTTAAAACGTTACATAGAAGCAATACTTTATGATATAGAAAACTTTGGAAACTATATGTCAGTTATGTCAGCAAGATACCTAGTAAACGCAGTTATGGGATCTGCTACAGAAGATATGTTCTATATGGAAAACGGTACTGGTTTAAGAAATTGTACTGTTAAAGGATTAACAGGAACATTAGGTAGTGCAAACGCATATGGAACTAAACGTCCGTCAGCGGGTGCTTTTGTTTCACTTAACCCAAGTTGGGGACCAGCAGATACAAGAGCTTGGATATCAACACGTTCACCATATGTGCAAAACGTAACAACTTTTGGTACAAAATGTATTGGAATGAAAGTTGATGGTGATTTACACGCAGGTGGTAACGATTCAATTGTTGCTAACGACTTTACACAGATACTTGACCAAGGAATTGGTGCATGGGTTACAAACTTAGGAAGAGCTGAGCTTGTTTCCGTGTTCTCATACTACGGACACATTGGATACCTTGCAGAAAACGGCGGTAAAATACGTGCTACCAACGGTAACAGCTCATACGGTGACTTTGGTACTGTAGCTGAAGGTATTGATTTAACTGAAACTCCAATTGAAGCATTTGTTGATAACAGATCATTTGATGCACTAGTAGGTGCCGCGATAACAGACAACAACGAAATTGTTGCAATAGAATATACTAACGCTGGAAGAGATTATAACGTTGCTACAACAACAATTAGTTTAAGTGGAGACGGTTACGGTGTAACAGGATTAACTCCAACAATTAATACTGGTGGTGTTATGGAAGTTAGAATGACCGGTGACACAACAACATTTGGTGGTGCTGATTATAAGACTGCAACAAATACTCCACAGACAGGTGATAGCACAAGTATTACATTATCCAACACTGATGTAGCTCTAAGTGCCGCGTATGTTGGAATGGCAATATTCATTACAGGTGGTAAAGGTGCTGGGCAGTATGCTTACATTGATACATACAACGCAGGTACTAAAGTTGCTACAGTTAAAAAATATTCAGACAATACAGCAGGTTGGGAACAAATTGTAAGTGGTAGAAGTCTTGAAACTGCATTAGACAACACAACAGTTTATAGTGTTGAACCAAGAGTGGTTGTAGGTTCTCCAGGAAATGATGGATCAACAGCAGTAGCTACAGCATTATGTAGAGCAAAAGTTTCATCTGGAAAAATTAGTGAAGTAAGAATTATACACCCAGGTGCTTCTTACACAACTGCTCCATCAGTAACATTTACAGATCCAAACAACACAGCAGATGCTCCGCTAGAAGTATTCATTGGTGACGGTGTATTAGGTCAACCAGCAATGACTTCAAGAGGTACAGGTTATACTGCATTATCAGTAACTGTTGAAGATGTAGGAACAGAAGCAGACATCACAGGCGTTAGCTTTACTGCTAATCCTTATGCAGAAACATTGTTAACTGCAAACAAAGAATATATTGCAGATGAAACAGTAGCTTGGATTAACAATAAGATTGCAACAGAAACAACTTCAACAACTTGGGGTGGATTTATTTATGATTCAGCCAAGTGTGAAAGAGATACCAAACTGATCATTGACGCTATGTTACATGATATTAAGTTTGGTGGAACTAGAGAAACAATTAAAGCGGCTAAGGCTTATTGGATTGGAACACAATCTCAAGTAACGGGACAACAAACACAAACAGTATTATCATTGTTACAAGCACAAACAATTATTACTGATTATGTAATGGATAATGCTTCTTACAGTTCTTTACAGTCAACAACTTCACAGACTACAAACAGTAACAACGGTGAAGCGGCGGCACAGACTAAGGTTGTAGAATTATTTGCTATTATTACAGAAGTAATTAATAACGGACTTGGTGCACTTCCAACTAACGGTGGTACAGGCGTTGTTAACTTAACAGTTACAACACACAACTTACTAGAGAGAACTAAAATTTCAATTAAAGAGGTTGCAGGTACTACACAGATTAACTCAAATAACTATTATATTAAAGTTATTGATGCAAACACCTTACAACTTTATATTGATAAAGACTTGTTATTCCCAGCAGTATTAACTACAGGAACAACTTATAGTTCAGGTGGTAAGATAGTTCATAGTGCTGGTTACAGAGATCAGAAACAATCTGGAAAATATTTACAAGTTGAAAGTATGTTAAGTATTCCACAACCAGGTGCTAACGTAGAACTTGCAGGATTGTCAAACGTATACTTTAAACTTGTTAGTGTAACTAACTTAACAGGTTCAGGACCATATGCGGCACTATTACAAATTTCACCAAATCAAGAAATTGATAATGCAGTAGCACATGGTACAAAAGTAACAATGAGAATTAGATATTCACAGGTACGTTTAACAGGACATGACTTCCTAGATATTGGTACAGGTGGATTTACTACAACAAATTATCCTGGAACACCAACTATACCAGCTGATTCAAACGATGAAGCAGTAGTAGGCGGCGGCGGAAGAGTATTCTTTACGTCAACTGACCAAGATGGTAACTTTAGAGTTGGTGGATTGTTCAACGTTGAACAGGCAACTGGTATTGCCACTCTAAATGCTGATGCATTTAGTATATCAGGATTACAAGAATTACAACTAGGATCTGTTGCATTAGGTGGAACAGGTGCTACAATTAACGAATTTAGTACTGATGGAACATTTACAGCAAACAGTGATAGCATTGTGCCAACACAGAAGGCAATTAAAACATATATTACCTCCCAAATTGGTGGCGGTGCTTCAGAATTGAACGTAAATACAGTTACAGCAGGAGTAGTTCATATTAGCGGGAACACTATTACAACAACGACAGCGGTTCCGCTAAATATAACTGCAACAATGAACTTTACAGGTGGAGTTAGTGGATCACCTGTAGCGATGCAACAATTTATATTGAGTTAAAGGAGAAACAATATGGCCACAGGAAGACTAGGACACGCAGATTTAGTAGCGGCTACTAATACTTCTCTTTACACGGTACCAGCTAACAATTTTAGTATAGCTACATTATCGGTTTGTAATAGAGGTAATGCCGCTGTATCGATCCGTGTAGCAGTAGCAAGTGCGGGAACACCCGCAACAAGCGAATTCATTGAATTCGACGTAGAGCTTTTACCCAAAGGGGTATTAGAAAGATCAGGTATTGCAATGGCGGCAGGGCAAATACTTGTTGTTTATAGTAGTGCCGCTAACGTAAGTGCTGTAGCGATGGGCATTGAAACATCAACAGCATAGATAAATACATAAAAGGAAGATAAAATGGGAAGATATATATCAACAACTGGAACTGCAAGTAGTGTTATAAGAAACATATCTACTACGTACACCGCCACAGTTAATGATCGTATCCTTGCTAACTCATCAGGAGGAGGATTTACAATTACTCTTCCAGTATCAAGTTCGTTGCTTGTTAATGATGTAGTCCAAATCGTAGATGTCACAGGTAACTTTAATACAAATAATGTTACTATGGGCAGAAACGGAGCAAAGATTCAGAATTTAAGTGAGGATTTGACGCTAGATATTAACAATATTGCTGTAACATTGATTTACACTGGTTCAACTTATGGTTGGATTATTAGTGGAACGTAAGAAATAAGAGGAGAATTTACAAATGGCAAATCTCAGAACTTTAATGTCAGATTCCGTAGAAGGGTCGTCAGTACCTACGAAATATTTCTATGTTTACAATAACGATAGAGGTATTAACAACGGCGGATGCTGTTGTCTATGGACTGTGCCAACTGGCATAAAAAATGCTACATTTGAGTTATGGGGAGCAGGCGCGGCAGGAGCCGGGGCTTGTTGCTGTATGTACTCTAGTCAAAACGCGGGCGGCGGTTCGTATGCGATTAGATCACACGCCACAGTAGCTGGATGTCAATTTACGATTTGTGCGGCAGGAAACGGAAACTGTTGCGAAAGAGATTGTTTGGGATATGATGGATCAACTTCATATGTAAGTGGTTCAGGTATATCAACAGCGTGTGCTAGAGGTGGATGTACAGGAAGAACAAACTGTCATGCTCACTATGCCTACAACTGTTGCTTTGGTTGTTCTTGTATTTCAGGAGGAACACAAGGTGACTTTAAATTAGGACACTCTAGAAACCAACCACTTCAAACACAATACTGTCACAACCAGATGTGGGACTATGTAAGTGGACCGCCAAAAGGTGGACAAACAAGACACGGCAAAGATTACTGCGGTAAGCCGATGACGTGTTCAGGTTGTGGATGGGGATGTGCTCAACCATACCCAGGAGACGCAGGCTTTAACGGAACATCATGTGGTGGTTGCTGTTGGGGTCATTGGGGCTCAGGAGGTATGGTCAAAGTATCATACAGTTAATATGCTAAATACAAAGGAAGAGAACTAAAATGGCTGAAATTACAAAAACATTTACATATGATATCCCCGACGAGTATTTGGCTCAAACAAACTCGAACGGAGATACAGCGACAGCAACTTATACAGGTCCAGATAGACTGTATGTGTTTGTTGACGAAACGACTAATAAGAATACAGAGGCTCAGCAACCACCTGATGAAGATTTTCATTACAATCCAAGTACCGATACAGCACCAGATGGTGAACGTATTGTAGAACTTGATTGTGCAGGTGCTGATACTTTAATGTGTGCTATATTTTTACCACACACAATAACACTAACGCAATCACAGGTTACAGTTGCTTTACCAACAGGTTATGGAAACTATCAAAATCCGTGGCCACCATATCCAGATCACGCTTATGAGAGAACACTTTCTACTCATGATTTAGCATCAGGAAATTGGACACTTACTTGGAAGCAACCTTGGCAGACTTGGGCAACAATTACACAACTTAGAAATGATAGATTAGATACTACAGATTCAAAAGTTGCTAGTGATATGCCAGATGCTATTAAGCAACCTTGGATTGACTTTAGACAAAAATTAAGAGACATTCCAACTACATGGAAAAAAGGTGAATCAGATGAGTATCCGGCACACATGATTAAGTTCCCAGAGGAACCAGTTGTGGGCGGATTTGCTGAACCACCCGCTGACGATGGCGTGGGAATAGGTTAAGGAGAGTAATAGATGTCTGCATTAAGAACTTTACTACAACTAGGCGGCGGCGAAGGCGCATTAGCTCTGCGTACTATCTATGTGTACCATACAAGTATGGATACTACACGTAACAGTAACCCAGGTTGCTGTTGTGCATGGACGGCTAGTACAGATGTTAAGTGGGCGGCTTTTGAAACATGGGGAGCAGGCGGAGACGGCGGCGGAGGCTGTTGTTGTATGATGGGCTTTCCAGGAGGTTCAGGATCCTACGGTAGAAAAGTTGCAGAAGTTACACCAGGAGCGGTATTTACCCTTTGTGCAGGATCGGCAGGTTGCTGTCGTCCAGTAATGGGTTGTCCAGGTTGTGGTAGTTATGCTTGTTCAAATACTGGTTGCTGTGACGGAAGTTACTTCTGTTTATGCTCATCAGGTGGTGGATATGGTTGTTCTACTTGTGGATTTGGAGCGGCATGGGGCGGACATTGTGGATGTCCTAACTACATATGTGGATGTGTAAAAGGAGCAGATTTTAGTATTTGTGGATTTAACGGTGGTGGAGCAGGAACATCTATGTGTTCTAGTTCATCATGGGAGAATATGACATCAGCACCATACGGTGGACAAAGTGCTAGAATGTCAAGAGATAGTTGTTATAAAACGCATGGTAGAGATAGTGATGGACCAGCTGACTTCCCAGGAGGAGGCGGTGGTACACTACATACGCACAACGGTACTTGTTACTGTGGCGGACCAGGCGCAGGCGGATTAGTAGTAGTTTACTATCAATCGGATATAGGATAAGGAGAGAGTATATATGGCTAGTTTAAGATCTTTTGTACCGGGTTATGACACTGGTGTTAAGGCTCCTTCAGCATTTACAGTAAGTTATGCTTGGAACCGAGACCACGGTGAAGCATGGCCGGCAACAGCCAGAGGCGTTCCACCAGAATCAAGATTTTGTTGTAACAATAACGGCGGTAAATGTTGTAATTGGACAGTTCCAAACGGGACTACTTTTGCAGTATTCGAAATGTGGGGCGGTGGCGCATCTGGAACAGGTGGCTGTTGCTGTATGGAGGGCTATTCAGGAGACGGTGGCTCTTACGCAATTAAATCAACAAATGTAACATCAGGTGATACTTTCACAATTTGTGCAGGTAGATCAGGATGTTGTTTATACGCAGGTAATAACTACGCAGGACATAACAGTTATGTTATGGGAACACCAACAGGTAGTTCATGTTTTTGTGCAATAGCTTGTGGTGGATACTGTAGTAACTGTACTCACTGTCATGGTTATTTTGGTTGTTACGGATGTTGTATGACGTGTTATAACTGTCAAAGTCAACCTAATAACGTTGATTTTGGTATAGCAAGTTATACAGGTTCTGCACAAAGATCACAGCATTGTGGAGACAGAGGATTATCATTTACACCGGTTGCACCAATGGCGCAATCAGGACCAAGAATAGGACCAAACGGTTGCTGTACACGTGGAGGTGATCAATTTGGATCATGGCCAGGTGGCGGTGGAGTTCCAGGACAAGCCTACGGTGGCGGATGTTGTTGTGGATCACCAGGAGCCGAAGGTGCTGTTTATGTGGTATACTATTAGGATATAATTATGGGACACGGATTAGACGCACAAAATAGAAAAAACGAAATTGAAGTTCAGTTTTCATATGATATGCCAGATGCATATTTGTATCAAACTACAGCTGAAGGTAAAGTAGGTCAATGGACTTATAAAGGCCCAGAAAAACTATGGGTGTTTATGAGAAAGAAAGACAACAAACGTTCAGGTGAGGTTAGATACTCATACGAAGTTGAAGATAATTTTGTACCATCAGCACACGAATATATGGTGCTAGTTGATTGTAAAGAAAATCCTTTATTATGCGAACTAATGGAAGTACACCAAGACACATTATTTTTAGAAGGTAGAGAAAATATAACTACTACACTACCAATGAATAATATCAATGGAGTTGCATTTACACACATTGAACCTAAAGTTCCTACACCAGATCACACATACGATAGAGATGAAATTGTTTATGATCCGATTGCGAAACAATGGCCTGATAAATTTCCTTTCTTAAAGCCACACGTTAATTGGGAACAAATGAAACAAACACGTTGGTCACAACTTTCATGGTCAGACTCACATATTGCAGACGATATGCCGACTGATTTAGCAGATAAATGGAAAGCATTTAGACAAGCATTAAGAGATATGCCTGAAATATATGGTGCTTGTTGGTCAGTTGCTATTGCGGCTGGCGGTACAGGTTACTCAGTAGGTGATCATATGAATGTAGACGCAAGTGTATTAGGTTATACAACAGATCAAATTGGATCATTAGATGATTTATCACAGCCAATGGGACGTAGACCAGGTTTTGATTTTGAAGCAGATCCAAATGATGGAGAGCAGTGGAAACCAACTGCACCAGCAGATGCAAATGATTCATTAGATGTAAACATTATTGTTACAAGTATTGGACAAGACGGTGCTATTACTGGTGTTAGAACAAGAAATGCCTTTAATGCAAGACACATGAAAGAAGCTAAAACTATTAACAATGTAGCTTATACTATTGTTATGTCAGCAGATAGTTCTACAACAGGTTCAGGAGCACAGTTTAATCTTTCTAAAGTAGAACGTATTGATCCTTGGAAAATTAGACAACCACAATCACCAAAAGCATTACAACCAGGTATTTGGGGAGAAAACGATCAGTTCCCAGGTGCAACTGGACGTTATGGTGCTGTTGTAAATGGAATGGATGCGTCAACTACATTAGGCGACAACGTTCCAGATAACACAGATGCTAATAATAGAGACAATCCAGCAGATGGATGGTTAATGGAACACACATATCACCCAGCAACTTGCCACTTTGTTCCACCAGAGATGGACGGACATTACTTTGGTACAGATTTAGCTAGACTAGGATTAAGCACAGACGGTACTCCATTTGATGATGGTGTAGCAGACGGGCTACCAGCGGCGCCTACAGACGCTAAAGGCAGAACTAGAATAGCTGGAACTATCACAGCCAGAAAACAATCTTAATACTATAATTCCTTTTAAATAACTTTGTAAGTGCTTCACGAAGAAGTATGTATATAGTTACTACAAAAGGATGATAAATGTCAGAAGAAATTAAAAGAAACTCGGCCATTTTTATCAATGGCGGTGCTGGAAGAGTCATAGCATCTATCCCTGCTTTAGAAAAATTCCAAGAAGAAAATCCAGAAGACGATTTTGTTATTGTATGTGAGGGTGGAACAGACTTCTTTAAAGGTCATCCAACCCTTTATGCTAAAGTATATGATCATTGGCACAAAGGCCTATTCCAAGATAAACTAAAAGATCGCGATTTAATTACACCAGAACCATATAGAGTTTGGGAATATTACAATCAACTTTGTTCTATTGCTCAAGCATATGATATTGCAATTAATAACAAAGGACTACGTGTTCTACACAAGCCTAAACTTAAACTAAACAAAGAAGAAATGATCTTTGGTAAAAAACTTATCGATGAAGTTAAAGAAAAAACTAAAAAAGATAAGATTGTTGTATTCCAACCTTTTGGTAGAACAGTTCAACATGAAAACGGAATGATTAGTGACTATAGTGGTAGAAGTTTTGAAGCAGAAAATGCCATTGCTATTATCAAAAGACTTTCTAAAGACTTTGGTGTTGTACATATGGCAGAGTTTGGTATTGACTTTACTAAACACGGAGTAAAAGAACCAGTAGCAAGTCCTATGGGTGCAGACCTAAGACATTGGGCTGGTATTATTGCTAACGCAGATTACTTTTTAGGTTGCGATAGTTCAGGACAACATATGGTTCATGCATTAGATAAAAAATGTACAGTAGTAATTGGATCAACTTATCCTGTTAACGTTTCTTACCCAGAAGATAAAAACTTTGATATCTTAGACATGGGTGAAGGTGCAAGAGTTTATAGTCCTATTAGAGTTACACAAGATGAGTTTTCAGATAGAACTAATGACGGTATCATGGCTATGAATGAAAAAGTTGAAAAAATTATTTGTCAGTCAGTAAACAACGGCATTAAAAATTTACCTAAAGTAGGATCTAAATACAGCGAAGACGCTAAAGACACAAAGTAATGCGTAGACTGTTCACATTCGGTTGTTCTTATACATCATGGAACTGGCCAACGTGGGCTGATATATTAGGTCTTGAATATGACGTACATGAAAACTGGGGTCATGCAGGACTAGGTAACCGTGCTATTGCAGAACGTGTTGCTGAATGCCATGTTAAAAATAACTTTACAAAAGACGACACAATTTTTGTACAATGGTCAAGCCATTTAAGATATGACTGGCTTAAATTTAACTCAGTCGAACCATGGCAAACTAAAGGTAGTATATTCAGTTATCAAAACGAAAAGACTTTTGATAAAAAATGGGTTGATACTTTTTATGATGAAAAGGCTTTATTTCTACACACACTTAATAACATAATACTAACTAAAGGACTATTAGATTCAATAGATTGTGAATATTATTTTACAAGTATTAGTGATATAAAAACACTAGGTACAGACATACCACATCAAAAAGGACATGGAGAAAATTTAAGAAATACTCCAGAACTTGCAGATGCATTTACAGAATATGAAGTGCCTGAATATAGAAATGTTTTACAAGGAAGAGAATGGTTAGAACCGTTAGGACTTCATGCGTGGAATAGACCAAATGAAAGTTGGTGGTTTGAAAATGATAAAGGTGAAAAATGGATCGAGTTACACCCAAGCCCATCACAGCATTTAAGTTGGGTTGACTCTGTTTTACACAATCAGATCCTAACTGCAAAGCAGAAAAAACTGATAGATACTACTATGAAGTCTAAGACTAATGATTATAAAGAAACTATTTCTAATATTACTAGTGCAGTACAATGGAATAGGAATTACAGAGGATTTTAAATGAGTAAGAAACCGATATGGATAGCCGGAATTGCAAGAGGACACAACGCAGGCGTGTGTTTATTAAAAGACGGTGAAATAGTATTTGCTATTGAAGAAGAAAGACTGACACGTCAAAAATACGACGGAGGTCCGTATGCTTCAATGTTAAAGATACTAGATTATACAGATAAGTTAGACTTCTTATGTATTGCACATACACAAAATTTACAAAGAACAGCAGGTAGAGTAGACTTTAGTGGAGACGATGTTTACACAGGCCTTGCAAGAAAATTAGGATTAATAAGTAGAAAGCCTTATAATCCAAACGAGAATCATCCGCAAGTAATTGATATGAGTAATATTCATCATAAATTACACGCCGCAACTGCTTTTTATAGATCAGGATTTGATGAAGCAGTAGCACTTATTGTTGATGGCGCCGGTACGTTTATTGACTTACAAACTGACAAAGGTGATCCAATAACAGTTTGGGAAACAGAAACAATCTTTGATTGTAATTACCCAGATAATTTTAAAACAATGTACAAACATCTTGGTACTAATGGTCCGATGACTATGCAGTACTTAACAGATATGTCAAGCGAATTATACAATGAGCCTAAAGAATGGACTCATAATGTATTATTAACAGAGAATGCAGGTATTGTAAAAACATACGAAGCAGTAACAGAGTATTGTGGTTTTAGTTTTATTGAAGCTGGCAAAACTATGGGATTATTTCCATATGGTAAGCCTAGTAAAACTAAATTGTTTAGAGAAGATACACTCTTTCCTATCTCAGATAGACAAACAATAGTTCCTACATACCCCAACGGAGCTCATGTAAACTACAACTTCTTTGAAAACTTGACTCATCATGATGAAGAAGATGTTAGTAAGTTAGATAACAGAAGAGATCTAGCTTATGCTGTACAAACAGAATCACAGGATCAAGTTGTTAAGTTAATTAAACGTGCTGTCGAAATGTCAGGAAAAAATAAAGTTGTTATTAGTGGAGGCTACGGATTAAATTGTGTAGCAAACTATGAATACTTAGATCAATTAAAAGACGATGACATTGAGATATACGTAGAGCCAGTTAGTAATGATGCAGGTACGGCCATGGGTGCGGCAATGTTGATGCATAGAAAACTTACAAAAGATAATTCAATACAAAAACAACAAGACACATTATACGAAGGACCATCATACTGTTATAACGAAAAAGAGTTGTTAACGACAGCAGAAAAATATGGTGCTACAATAGAAGATGCAGATGAAAGTAAAGCAGTTGATATACTAGTTAATAGAGATATTTGTACTATCTTCCAAGGACGTTCAGAGAATGGTCCACGTGCATTAGGTAACAGAACTATTATGTATGATCCAAGTGATCCTAAAGGTAAAGATCATGTTAATCTTATTAAGCACAGAGAATACTTCCGCCCATTTGCAGGTAGTATATTAGAAGAAGATGTACATGAATGGTTTGACTTACGTGGAATGAAAAGCTCACCTACAATGATGTATGCCGTAAACTGTCAACCTGGTATTGCAGAAAAGATTCCAAGTATTATTCATGTTGATGGAACTTGTAGAATACAAACTGTAAACAAAGATCAAAACGAACACTATTATAATCTCATTAAAGCGTGGAAAGAAAAGACAGGATTGTCTATTATTTTCAATACTAGTTTTAACTTAGGCGGAGAACCATTAGTAGAAACATTAGATGATGCTGTGCGTACATTGAAACATAGCGACATTGAATACTTATACTTGCCTGAATATAAAAAACTAATAACGCTAAAAAATGACGAATAAATTTAAAAACAACACATCATTAAGCAGTTTAAGTGCCGCGAAGCGGTAAAAAGCGGTAGCAGAACTTTGAGACGGAGTTGTGCGGTACGGATAAATACTACAAAGAGGAATGTGAATGTTTGATATCAGCAAGTTTTTCCGTAAAGGGCAAAACAACACAATAGAGTTTAGAGGTGGGGCAAATCTGTCATATGCAGGTCCATCGGCTTCACTTGTGGAAAATGGTACTGAACTAGATCGCTGGTATGTAGGTAGTTATTTCGGCGTAGAATACACAATAGCTTGTGATGTTAACTCAGCACGTAAAGAGATCATTAAATGCTTGTGTACAGCAAGTACAAGCACAGCAAACATAGTAATATATGGGCGTTCTAACTTAGGAGACGACCTATTACAGCTAGAAGTAGTAGTAACAGACAGTTACTTTAAACTTATGGCATATCCAAGAATACAAGACGATTCAACAAGTATAGCTGGTGCAAAAATTATACATAGTGCAAACTACTACGCAACACTAAACGAGCCAGGACCTGTTATTGCAGGATCAAGTTCAAGTGCATACGATCCAACTTACACATTATCACGTACTACTTCACAAGCAAACGAAGGACAGAACTTTACTATTACACTTATTACAACCAATGTCAATGCAGGTACAACAATTCCTTACACAATCACAGGAGTACAAAGTGCAGATATTGGTGGAGCAAACCTAACAGGAAACTTTATCACAGGAACAACAGATGCAATTACATATCCAGTAACAGCAGACTTGGCCAGTGAAGGTCCTGAAACATTTACAATGACACTTGACGGAAAAGATCCGGCAGTGACAGCAAACGTTCTGTTTAATGATACTTCACAGACACCTGCTGTTACATACACATTGACTTCTAACTTATCAAACGTTAATGAGGGCGATACATTTAGAATTTCACTTTCAACAGGTAATGTTGATCCAGGTGTAAGTTTAGATTATACAGTAACAGGATTAACAGCGTCAGACCTAACAGCAGGAACATTGACAGGTACATTTATTGTTGGAACAACAGAATTCTTTGACTTTACACTTGCAGAAGATGTAACAACTGAAGGAACAGAAAGTTTCAACATAGCATTGAACAATGGTGGAGCAACTGCACAGGTACAGATTGCAGATACTTCGGTATCAGCGGCAGTGGAAAGTTACTCACTGGGACGTTCGACGGCAACAGCCAACGAAGGAACGTCATTTACTGTTACGTTGTCAACAGCCAATGTTGCAAATGGTACAAGCCTAGGTTACACTATTACAGGTGTAACATCAGCAGACATCAACGGTGCGCCATTGACTGGAGACTTTATTGTTGGATCACAGGAAACACTAACAGTAAGTGTTACAGCAGACACAACTACTGAAGGTACAGAAACTTTTGCTCTTGCACTAAACAACGGTGAAGCAACAGTTGGAGTAACAATTAATGATACATCAATTACACCAGGTAATAACTATAGTATTACAATGACCAATGCAGGGGCTGGTGCATACACATTATCAGGTACAGATAGAAATGGTGCTGTAACTGGAAATAACCAAACAATTAATCTTAACACAAATGATAACCTAACACTTACAGTAAATGCAAGTGGACATCCGTTGTACTTAAAAACAACAAACTCGTCTGGTACAAGTTATCAAGTAACAACACCAGCGGCAACAGGACAAGGCGCCGCAGTTGGAACAATTACTTGGACACCGGCGTCAGCAGGTACATATCATTATAACTGTCAGTATCATAGTGCGATGCATGGCTTAATAGTAGTAACCTAGATGCAGATAAATACAAAAGGAGAATACTATGTCAGTTATTAAGTCACCCTTTGAAGCACAACACGGATTTAAATCAAATGGATTTTTAGTAGACGATCAAGGTAATGTTACCTTGCGTAGTGTGACCTATACCGTTGTTGATGAAGCGGCTGACGTATCAGGAGATTACGTTGTAAGAGATGCTGGTGGTAACTTTACGTTTGACGGTGAATACCAAGATGGATCAGCAACTGACCTACAAGCTAACCCAGTGGTTACTTTAACAAGAGGCAGTTCATACATATTCAACTTAAATTTAAGATCAACAAACGCCGCAGGACAGACACTTGGTTCGTTATCGTTTAACGTTTATCAAATGACTGGTGGTGTTTATACAGAATACAACGAAGGACTTACACATTTAAGTAAAGATGCTACTGTATCTAAATCAGGTTCAGAAGCACAAGGACAATTTGAAGGAAAGGTTACACTTGCAGTTCCAACAAATGCTCCAAGCACATTATATTTTGCAGATGCGGATCAAACACCAATTGGTACACTTACTATCATTGACCCAACTATTACTGGTGTTGGTAGTTTTTCAAGCATACTTACAACAGGTGATGTAACTGCACAGGGTGAAAATGCTGTGATTACATTAGCACCTACAGGAAGTTCAGGTACAGTAGTAATTAATCCATCAAACGGTGGTACAATAAGCAACATGGATGTTAACGCACTACGTTTAACAACTACAGATAATGTTACACTTAACGGTGAAAACGCAGATATTAGAATTATACCGTCAGGCTCAGCAGGTACACTATTAGTAAATCCAGCCGCGGGTGGTACAATAGACAACATGAGTCTTGGTGTTACGACACCGGGAAGCGTTAGTTCGAATAATTTAGTAACAACTCTAGGAACGCTAAATAATACTACAATAGGAATGACGACACCTGCAAAAGCTACCTTTACTGAGGCGAATGTACAAGCAACGCCAACACAAAGAACAGCTATTGCTAATAAAAAATATGTAGATGGAAGAGCAACCGCATTAGCGATTGCATTAGGAAGTTAAAATAAATGGCTAAACAAAAAGTAGAATCGTATATATTTCAACCAGGCATCCCGTTATCGGGTAACAGATATCCTGGTGCATACGAACTAATTCAGAACAATGTTGAATTTATTTGTGACGAAGTTGTAGCCTGGATT